CTATATATTTAATAATATTACTATCATTGCTGTATGCCCCATTGAATTGATTGTTTGCGTAAAATACTGCTGATAGAATTATTACTGAATATAAAATTGCTAATTGTTTCATTTGTCTCCTTTGTTTAAAATGAATTGGTGTAGCCCCTCTCGGAATAATGTTACCGAGGCTAGATTCTTGAGTAGTTCCTAACCTACGCACCAATATTATTTTTATTAATTATACATACCATAATACTATGGTACGAGAAGCCTGATCACCTCCTCAACAGCATAGGCTTTCACACCTTGCTTACTATACGCTTTATATACTACCTAAGTCTGATCGTAATCAGGGTATTAAAATGCTAAATTTTCACTCTCAAATGCTACGTCACCTGATACCTCAGTGAATACACCAGTATCATTATCGTAGAATATTTTATCACAATGTCCAGTACGTCCTGTCTTCCTACATTTAAGTAAAGATATTTGTACAGTACTCCTCTCTTCAATAGTCTCTGCCATCTGATTTCTTGTTAATAATATTACATTATCAGCAAGTTGTTTCAATGATCCTGAACCTCTGAGATTATTCACGTTAGCTGTACCACCTTCCTCAAATGCCTTACCACCGTTGGTAGAGTTATTAAGGTGTGACACTACAACTAGGTGTATACCAAGTTCTTGTGTTAAACTTTTAAGACTTGTCATAATTAAGTCCAATGCTTTTCTGTCATCTAACTGACCGTCTAGACCTGATACTAACATGGTAATATGGTCAAGATAAATTATTTTACAATTATCCACTTGAGCAAGATACCTAATCATACCATATAACTTTTCAGTATCCAATGCACCGAACGTATCAACGACTGATAATCTTGAGTTACCCTCATCATCCTTAGCCTCAACTAAATCAGTCCATGCTTTTCTGACGATTGGATCTTCATTTGAGTCATCTTCTAAGTGTAACTGTCTACCAAGTTTAACTGATACTAAACCTTCCACTGTGTCTCTGATACCTTCTTCAATATGTATAATACCTTGATTGAAATCTGTTGTATCATGAAAATGCAGTTCGAGCTGTTTCATTAATGTTGTCTTACCAGCACCACTACCAGCAGCTAGTATTGTTAAGTCACCTATACGCATACCTCTCATATTCTTAGTAAGGTTAGGTAAGTAACTAGGGAAATCATAGTGTTCAGTTTTATCAACCTTATCAAGTAAGTCTAATAATTTATTACCACTTTTAATTTCTTCTGGTGTGTGTGTTTCTGCTTGAAATATAGCACTGACTAGTTCTTTACTTTTACCAGCTTTAAGCATCTCATTCGCATCCTTAAGTGGAAGCTTTGCGATCTTACAGTACTTAGGTGGAAACATTAATTGAACTTCTTTAGCAGCTTTTTGTCCTGCCTCATCGTTATCAAACATTAACACCAATTCTTTAAATGAAGATAAGTAATCATAGTTAGCTTTAACGTCACGTTTAGCTGAAGCTGCACCATTAGGTAAACTTACTACAGGGTACTTATTTTGTTGTATCTCGCTGACTGATAGGCAATCTATTTCACCCTCAGTTACAATAAGTTTAATCTTTGTGCTTGGTTTGAATACGTTTTGTCCAAACAGTGTTGCCTTTTTAGCTTCACCTGACCATGCAAATTGTTTATCTTTTGTTCTATATTTTTCAGCTACTATGTCACCCTCAGTGTCATAATAGTATGTACAGTGCTTACCATTAGCAACACCATAAGTAAATTTCTCTAATGTATTTTTTGATATACCTCTAATCTGATTAGGATACTCAATAAATGTTGGGTTAAACTCTTTTACCATTGTTAGCCTTTTTGTATTACCTAGTGTCCCTCTTACTGTGTTACCACAACTAAAGCAATGGGTACCTTCATCAGAGTAGACAGCTTTTGCATCTGAACTACCACATACATCACAAGATTCCTTATACATATATTCTGAATTAGACTCTTCCATAACTATCCCTTTAGTTTTAATATTAATTCTTCTTTTAATTTTTTATAAAATTCAAACTCACAGGAGTTAGACTCATCTGTAAGCTTCTGCTCAATCATCTCTAGTGTCTGCATGACTAAGAACTTCTCACCCTCAGTCATACGTCCAACTTATAGTATATCATCTCAGCATCTTCTTTGTGTACTACAAAGCCAATACTCTCATACATAAACTTTAAGCTTTCTAAATGTACATTTGATTTTTCAGTAGTTGCATAAGCCACATCTACATGATGTGTATGTTCCATAGCTAGGCAAAACTCTATGAGCGTTGCGAATACCTTAGAGCCTCTTAAATGCTTCCTAACAAATATGTCAGCAATGTATAACCCAATACCTTCGGGTGCCTCAAATAGCTCATAAGACACAAATCCACCAGTAACAAATTTATACTGACGCTTATTCGTGTAATACTCTTCTGCGTGTTCTAGTATCATTGTTAGTTTATCTGTATCTGTCATTTTATTTCCTTCTCTGTTTCCTTTTAGCCTTTATAACTTTTCTATTACGCTTAGGCTTACCCGTTGGTTTAATTCTATCAAACGGAGCAAACCAATGGTTCCAATTCCCTTCACTCGGCATCTGTACCTCCTATACCTCTATTATTGTTATTTTAGTACCATAAGGTTCACCCTTTTTCTGATAGCGTTTACTTGATCTGCTGCGTATTATCTGAATGTCATCATGCCATACCATCTTAGCGTGAGTTATAGCATCCCATATAGCCTTTAGCATGTTGTCTAGATCATATCTAGGACAATCCTTGTTACTTGGTGACTTAGGTTTATAACATATAAACTCAGTATGTACCTCAAACAATTGTTTATCCTTTATAGGATATTTACTTGCTATTGTCTTTAAGAACTCATGTGTCTCTTTTCTATATGCCATGTAGCTCTTAGAGTAATATGAACCGAACTTGCTAATGCGAGGTCTACTCGCACTAACAGGTTTACTCGGTATAAATAATTCTATTTTAGAAGTCATACTCACCAGACTCTTCAAAGCTTTCTTTCTGCTCATCAGACTCTTGGTTAGGCTCAGACAATGGGTCGAACCCTAAGTCTTGACCACCATTATATTCAACGAGGTCAACGATCTGTACTGATTTTAAACCAATAGACACACCTTTTTGTCCCATGAACTCATAAGCTTTAACCTCAATCTTAGCTCTAATCTTAGAACCATTACCAACATTAAGTCTTTCTAGGTCTGCACCTGCTAATCTCTCAGCTTTATCATTATAGATTGCTGGTGGGTTGATCTCATATGATGTATTATCACGTTTCATGCCTTTTGACTTTGCTTTTAATTTTACTTTATAGCCTTCTGGTGTTTTCTCAACTGGCTTCTTGCCATCACCAAATGTCTCAATAAAGTCAATAAATTTCATTGATCTTTCAGATTCATCTAAATGCAGCTCACACGTGTAGTTACCAAACTTATCTTGTTTAGATACACTGAACCACTTAGTCTCACCGATTGGTGTTGTTACAATCTTACTTTTTTGATCACTCATAAATTCTCCTGTGGTAACTTCGTCGTTACCTATTGTTGTTGCTGATTATTCAGCACTTTAATAACCGTCCTAAATTTAGCGCAGTGTTCACATATAGCAGTTTTGCGATATATATACTGGTTACGCTTAATTGATATAGTATTCCACCGATGAAATCCAAAGAAGCATGATATCTTCAATACAAACATATTAGCTCCTTCCTCTATCTAAGTACACAATTGGTTTTAAGGGTGTTATTGTTAGTAAGTATAGTGAGCTATGCATAGGTGTCACCAAGTAGTACATAGTGTTACTATGTGTCTCTTAGTGTACTATACTTACTCTATACTTACATACTATTAATCTATTTTTTCATATTAATCTATTGTTATTCTAGTATTACTCTAGTATTAACACTATATACTTCCCTTCTTCTATATAAGTACACATTTGGTTTTCCTGAACAATATCAACAACTTAGAATGGTACCCTTTATATGTGATTTCAGTAAGTTACAAACGTAAAAAGGAGCTATAATTAAATAACTCCTGGTTATACTTTGAATGTTTTGGTATCAATTATTCTTTATCAACTCCCTTAATTTTTATACTAGCTACTAAACCATTAATTACTGCATTTACATCTGCCATGTCAATTTTACCATATAACTTGTATCTCATGTTTAATTGGTATCTAATAGTTTCTAATAGTATCTTAAAACTCATTACTTTGTACGCTTATGGTTATCAAATTCAACCCAACCTGCTGTAATTTCAGCTTCAGTTGTTGGAAACATAGCATCTAGTCTCTCTGCAAACGTAGGCATTCCACTTAGTTTTTCTTCTGGTGTTCTGGTATCCGTAACTTTTACGTTAATAGATCCATCTGGGTACGTTGTTACTGTTCTTTTAGTTGTCATTGATGCCCTCCTAGGCGAAAAAGTATTCTGATTTTAGAACTTCGGTTAAATCTAAGTCACCATTTGTTGGTAACTCTGGTAAATCAAATGTTGGTTGGTCTGCTATAAATTTATCTAGAATATCCTTGTTTTTATAGATATCGTAGAATTGCTGTCTAATAGCCTCATACATCGCTCGACTGTCTTTAGCGTGGGTACCATAGGAGTCATGTATCATATTGAACGAGAGAGCCTCTGGTAAGCTTAGAACGGTGTTCTGTAAATGACATGCATCTAGGCTGTGGATTAGGTTAGGTGCTATACTATTTCCATGCTTTCTGCTGTTAGGTGTGTCAGTAGTATATTGTAACATAACCATCGCTCGTCTATTCCCTGCAAATTCACCAAGTAGTGTATTCGCTTGTATTTTCTTAAGGTTAGGTCGTCTTTGGACTACCTTGAAGCCATTTGGTGTATACCATTGAATGTAAGGTACTGTACTAGCTCTTAAGATTAAAGGTGCTGCCTTCTTTAAGAAGTACATAATCTCCCTACCCTTGATTATAACGGACTCTATAGCGTCCCAAAGTGCATCAGTGTATTGACCTATAACGTCAGTTCTGTCGTCCTCTGAGAAGTGCTTTAGCAGCATATTATCTTCTAGGTACTCCCTAACACTGTCTCTTGTACCCATCTTGGTACCAGCATAAGGTACTGTCATTACAGGCTTTTTACATGATGCTCTAGTCACTGCATCAATCTCTATCAGTTTTAGTCCTATATCAGTACCACGTTCCTTTAGAAGTTCTATTGTCCTGTGTTGTACATCAGCATAGATATCACCTTTAGACTCATTATCTGTAAGGTTAACCGACTTACCCCCTACTTCATCCAGAAACATAGCTGAGAGGTGTTGTAAACCATTACATGAACCGTCCATTGCAATTGATATATGACTCTTAAAAGAGCTACCAAGTCTTGCATACTCAGCCCACTCAAAGCAAAAAGCTAGGAAGTTCCAAGGATCATCTGCTTGGTGCCAAATTGACTCTGCATCTAAAGGGTTATTTGCACATGATAAAATCTCTTCGTGTCTCGTAAGTACCCATAAATGCTTGTTAGCTAATGATATTTTATCTTCACCAAACGTGTTAGCACCTTGCATCGCTAGGAACATCTCGGCATCCCTAGTGTCAATTGCTTTACCCTCTGAGAACTCAAGCAGTGCTTTACTGTACTTGTCACCCTGTGGGCTAAGTGCATTAGCTCTAGGGTATAGTCTACCCCTGTAGTCCACAAAGTATGCATAATAGATACTAGGGTAATCTTTGAACCGCTTAGCTTGTGATGCTGTTACCAACATTTTCATATACTTAGAGGTGTTAGAGATATCAGATTCATGATCAGCTGTTTTATTCTTAGCCCAGTCTCTTACAGTTTTCTGATCAGTCTCGTCTAGGTCTTTGAAGTTTTTACCCTCAAATGGGTAAGGTACAAAGTTAGGCTTTTCATTTCTTGGTAAGTCACCAAGTCCTAAGTCCATGTCAACACTCATTTGGAATATTGCTTGGATCTTTTTATTTACTCGTAAGCCTGTGTTCTGTAACCTGTTTATTGTGTCCATAATAGGCTTAAGGTTTTCATTGGTGTAGTCACTAGCTCTACCACGTGACACCAAGCTGTACTTGAAGTCCTTAGTGTGATAACCACCGTCCTTAAATCCAGTCCAAGGTATAGGCTTTTCAACTAGTGGTGTATAGTGTGCTGTCAATAAGTTACCATTAAGAATATTTGTCTTAAGGTATTCTTTAAACCACTTACAGAAAATTACTGTTTGAATACTTTTATTCTTATTAAGATTTTCTTTTTTAATAATGAATAGTGAATCAAACTGATGTCCTCTTATCATTGGTTTAATTTGCATTAGATACTCTAGACAATACAGTGCTAGTGTATCAAACTTAGCCTCACGTTTAAGCTTAGGAAACTTTTGATATTTCATGATTAACTCATTAGCTATAGTCAGTTTCTTAGCATTATTATGTGATCTTTTCTTAAGTATAGTGGTTAAGAATTTAAACCGTTCACTATCATCTTCTTTAGCCTCATGTAGTCTAAACTCTTTCTGCAATAAGTTTGATAAATTTCTTACTAGTTTTGGGTATACTACATATAGACCTTGCGTATTAATAACACTTGTTACTGTATAATGTGCAACAACTTCTGCACCTAGTACTGTTATCAATTGGTTTGCAACTCTTCTGGGCACTGCCTTACCTAGCTTAGCGTCTTCTGTTGCCTTTATAAGCTCGTCCGACAAGATGTCCCTATAGTGTTGTAGCACCTGAGAAGAACCTTTTATATTAGCTAAGTCACCTTTTTGAATAGCGTTATGATATTCTTTTAGCGCCTTTTCAGTGCTACGCTGAAAGTTCTCTGCTTCAATTTCTAGCTGTGTTTTCATATCTATCCTACTGTTTCTATAAACCTGATTATCTAATCATTATATTTATCTTTGTATTCTCTCAATTTACCTTTATCATAGCTGTGCATGACTGTTTCAGTTAAACAATAATCAATCAAACTATTAGCTTCTTTTAGTTGAGTTTTTAGTTTGTTATACTTATCAATTAAAACAAACTCTTGATCGTCGTGATATAAATCTACTTCTCTCATATATATTTCCTTTTATTTCTATAACCTTATTTATAACACCTTTACTATAGGGTGTTCACTACCAAAGTAGTCTTGCATGTTTTGCTTGTGATCAATTAGCTTGATTAACTTTTTACTAGATAGGTCTACCAAAATGAGCCAAGCAATATTCTTTTGACTAATTACACCTGTCTGCTTTTCACCATTCTTATAGTTTTTCTTGAATAGTGTTGTTAGTAACCATAGGTAAAAGAATACCAGTAAGTGTGCTGAGAACTTGTTATCTTTTCGTCTAGCATAGTATTGTATATGCGGAGATACTAGGTTAGCAATCTTACCTACAGCGTAGTGACCATTTTGCCACCAATAATTTCTATGCTTACCATTTACTGCTATTAAGTCCTTAGCGCATTCTTTCCATGTATGCATATCTTTACTGTATGCATTAAAGTACCAATCACTTTTTACAAAATCATCTGAGTTAAGTACACCTAAGTGTATAAATGCTACCATGTTATCTAATGAGTCAAGACTAGTTATATGAGTGTCACGTCTTGTTTCAATCACATCGCTGTTATCAATTACTAGTTCATCAGCATCTACTTTTAATTTATCTATTTCTTTAGTGTTATACATGCCAAGCTCGATACCCATGCTAGTATATAATACTTTGTTACCACATGTCGCTAGTCTATTGTCATGTATAAAATTATCTTTGTCGTAAAAGTCCATTATTTGTTACTCCCTATCTCTTTTAAATATAATTCTTTCCAAGCTATGTACATATCTGGTGATTTATCAATAAGTCTATTGAGCATCCAAACTGCCATTTTAATTTTCTCTTTAGACGTCAAGGCTAAAGTTTCTCAAGTTGATTTAAGAACTCTTTTTCTACCTTACCATCTTCAAAGTCATCAATAAAGTTCTTGATGTCATCAAGTGCTTGGTTATAGCTGACTTTCTTTGCAATCTGCGCATCGTCTTCTAAATACCAGTCAATCTTTTGCTTTACTTTTAGTTTTAGAAGTATAACTTCCTTTAATGTTCTCATATTTCCACCCCTAAGCTGTTATTTATCACAGCATTTATCATGTTATTGCTTATAAAATCGTTAAAACTTGTTAGTTGTTTATTCTCACTGTGAAATTCTTTTAAAGTATCTAAGTCTAAACCGTCCTTTAACCATTTTAGTATCTCAATAGATGCGGAAACTTTTAAGTCAGCTCTTTTTGATCTCTCGTTGCTCCATTGAGCACCCTCAGCTGCGTTAAAGAAGCTCATTTTACTAATGTATGCCCTCATTATTTCTTTTTGCTCTGTTGTCATTATTTACTCCTCAAATATACCATAAAACTTTTCTATTTCTTTTATTTTCTTTCTGCATACTGCCTCATGTTCTGTGTACTCACTTGCTAGAAATTCATATACTACTATTAATGGTATACCAGCCATAGTACAGAAATCAGCCACTTTTTCTTTACTAAAGCCTACTCTTTTAAAGTGTTTGAGTACGACTTCTCTTTGCTTTTCAAAGTCTTTTATTTTCCACATTATTTGTCCTCTCTAAAGAATAGTAATATACAAAGAGGTAACACAAATAAACTCAATAGAAAACCTGTATTATCCTGTATAAACGCATTATAAATCAGTGAACCTGTTACTAGTATTGTGTATAAGTATGCCTTCACTTGTCACCTTCTAAATCAGTCTTAAGATATCTAAGTAACTCACTCAATAACCCTATCGTATGTGGTGTTAGATCAATATAAATAGCTTTTTCCATGTCATCAATTGTCAGTAAGCCTTCATCATTATTCGTCTCGATTATAACTTGATCGTTCGTGACAATCCTGTATCCTAGGTGCTCTTTCTTAATTAATTTGTGTACCGTTGTTTTCAATATTGACTCCCTCGTATTTCTACCCATGTTAGTGCTTGATACTCATGAGGTTTTAAACCTAGATCATTAGCATATTTCTTAACCTCATTAGCTACTATTTTATATCGCTTGTCAGTAAGACCACCTTGCTCGGGTATAAGCTTAAGCTTTTTAGCCCATCTTATTTGCCATAGGTCTACCGTTACGGCTTCACTAGTGTGCGGTCTATAGATATTCTCAAAGAATGCCATTGTTTTATTACCTCTCAGTATCTCTTTGATACTATTCTCGCATGGTGTGTCCATGTCCAATATTGCTTGAGCCTTTAATTTCTGACCATTGAAAGTAGTCACCTTGCACTGCCCTTTATATTGCAAGAACTTCTCCAAACTTTTACAGTTAGATTCGAACTTGTTATTAGGACTTAGTGCCGACATGATACCACTTACTTGTATCAAACTGACACCATATACTTCTGATAGTGTCGTGCAGTAATCATTTACTTCATAGTACCAGTTAGTTGCATCTTGTTTAGTTTGTTTGTTCATCACTAAGTCCTTTGTTATATTGCTACTATTCGCCTACACTATTCTCGTAACCATCGGTTTGCTCATACCCAATACAGCCTAGCTTTTCAAGATTGCGATTTACTAGGTGTATTACGTGACGGTGTACTTTAATCACTTGCTCTCTGTTATTTTTCATCATGCCAGTAAGGAAGATATAATTCTTGTTTTTCTTATCATATTTTAAGTATCTGATAAGCTCGTTATCACCTACACTAGCCGTTAATTGTTTAGTTGTTCTGTAAAGATAATCCCTTCTAAAATTTGAATTCATGTTATACTTCCTTTGTTAGTGGTACTAATGTTATACCATAGTTATTTTCCATAAAGAACTTTATACAGTTTACTACTTTGAAGCATTCGCCTGTATCATCGTTGTATACGATGTCCCCAATTGCATATGGTTTATTACTTTGTACTTTTAGCATGCCCTATCCTTTGGTTATGTAATACTTATCATTGAACACTGTATAATTCTCACACTGCCTAGCTATGACCATTGGTACTTCATCTAGTGTACCGAGGCTTATCTTTGCGCCTGTATTAGTGTATAAGCTCGAGTTACCATTTGTCCCCCTGTACAACACACTTTCCTGTTCAAACGACTTAAACGCTAGGTCGAGTATTGTATCAAACTCCTCTCGGCTTTTTGGTAACACCATGAAACTCTTTTCAAGTCCATTTTTATATACACCAACACATGCATGCGGTGTTATACCTAAGTCTTCTAAGCATGCCCTTAGATTGTTTGTTCTAGCTTGATTATCAGTGTATGTATATTTCGTTCGTTCTGCGCTTAGTATCATTACTCGTTTAAATTGTGTTTGTCGCATGTTAATACTCCTCATTTATTTGGTATAAATCGTCCTCATTGTCTATTTTTGTCACAAAACCTTTTTCTAATGCAAACTCTAGTAATTCGTCCTCATTATACTCAAAATTTAAGTTATGAGCTTGCTGTTGAAATAATTCTTTTTTACTAACTTGTCGCATGTTATTCTCCTATTAATACATTGCTTTACTTAATACGTTACTATCGTGATACAAGTCAACCATCGGATCGGCGTAATACTTGTTACCAATATCTTCTTGTCGCTTATACATGCTCTGCGCCACTGCATAGCGTCCACAGTAAACACAGATACCTTCCTTGGTAAGTGTTGGCTTCATAGTACCACGTCCTTGCTGTACTTTGTGGTTATCTGTGTGTCCGTCTTGCTCACAATCGCATTGATATTTCATTTAGTATCCTTTAGTTATTAGTTGCCCATTCTCTAGCTTGTTCATTACTTATAAATATCATTAAAGAATTACAGCCTACCCAGTCCTCTTGATCGTACCAG